CAAAACGTCCTCACTTTCATATTGCATTGTTTGGAGTGGATTTTAGTAGCGATCGTCGCGTTTTTGGTCGTGCTTCTGGTGGTGACAGGACTTTCATATCTGATGCGGTTAGTAGGTATTGGACCCTTGGAAACCATGTCATCGGCACACTTAATTTTGAGTCTGCAGCATACATTGCCCGTTATATTTTGAAAAAAATTAAAGGGCCTAATGCGTCACCGTTGCCTTTGTATACTGACGCTGATTCAGGAGAGGTTATTTTGCCGAATCCTGAGTTTTTGATTATGTCTAAGGGTATTGGTCGTTCTTGGTTTCGTGATTTCTTTTTTTCTGATGTTTTTCCTCATGCTGGAGTTATTACCCAGCAAGGTTCTAGGGCTCCTGTCCCTAGGTTTTATAAGACGTTGTTGAAGGAGATTGGTCCTGATTTAGCATTGGACATGCAGTTCCGTTCGTCTGTGAGGGCGGAGGCCGATATCGAACGGTTGGCTTTTGAAAACCTCCCTCATCGTAAGGCTTCTCGGCATATTGTTAATGTTGCGAGGTCTGGTCTTTCAAAACGTACTCTATAAATAGAGTTTTCTATACATATTAAGGTCATTATGTTGCTTTTTATTGTTTCTATTAAAGATCGTGCCGCTGATGTTTTTATGCGGCCTTTTTTCGTTCCTCATAGGAACGTTGCTATTCGTGATTTCACTGATGAAGTGAATCGGGTTGCTGCTGATAACCAGCTTAATAAGCATCCCGATGATTTTGACTTGTATCTTCTTGGTCAGTTCGATGATAATATTGGTTCTTGTGTTTCTGATGAACCAGTTGTCCTGGTTCGTGGTAAAGATGTTCTGATTGCTTCGTGACCTTTGGGGCCCTTCGGGGCCCCTTTTTTACTTAAGGATTTTATGTTCCATAATCGTTCTGTTTCTTCCCATAGTTTCGCTATGGTTCCGCGAGCGGATATTCCGCGTTCGCGTTTTACCATGCAAAAGACGTTGAAAACGACTTTTGATTCAGGGTATCTTGTACCTATTATGTGCGAGGAAGTTCTTCCGGGAGATACGTTTAATGTCAACGTTACTATGTTCGGGCGTATGGCAACGCCCCTGTTCCCGGTCATGGACAATTTGTATTTGGATTCGTTCTTTTTCTTTGTCCCTAACCGTTTGGTTTGGAACAACTGGGTTAAGTTTATGGGGGAACAAGATAATCCCTCGGATTCGATTTCTTATACGGTCCCCCAACAAGTATCTCCTACCGGCGGATATGCTGTCGGGTCCTTGCAGGACTACCTTGGTTTGCCGACGGTCGGTCAAGTCGGCGCAGCTAATACTGTTTCGCACAGCGCATTACCTGTACGCGCCTACTCATTGATATATAACCAGTGGTTCCGTGATGAAAACCTTCAGAATTCCGTCACGGTTGATAAAGGGGATGGCCCTGACACCTCTCCCGCATCTAACTACGTGCTCCTTCGACGTGGCAAGCGTCATGATTATTTCACTTCTGCGCTTCCCTGGCCTCAAAAGGGCGGAACGGCAGTAACGCTGCCTCTTGGTACGTCTGCACCGGTTTATGGTACTGGCAAGGCTCTCGGCCTTACTGACGGCACCAGCAATCTTGGCTTGCGCAACGTGACTGGTGCGTATATGACGGCTAGTACGGCTAACTATAATACGAACGTGGGTACTGCTGGGTCTGGTACGTTGGCTACTAATACCGCTCTTGGTGTGGTGACTACTGGCGTTTCTGGTCTTTATGCGGATTTGTCTTCTGCGACCGCTGCTACGATTAACCAGCTTCGTCAGTCTTTCCAGATTCAGAAATTGTTGGAACGTGATGCTAGAGGTGGTACCCGTTACACTGAGATTGTTAGGTCGCATTTCGGTGTGCAGTCACCCGATTCGCGTTTGCAGCGTCCGGAGTATTTGGGTGGTGGATCTACGCGTATTAATGTCCAACCTGTTGCGCAAACTAGCGGTACGGGTGCGTCTGGTCAGACTACGCCCCTGGGTAATTTGGCTGCTATGGCTACTTATCTTGCTCCTGGTCATGGTTTTACTCAGAGTTTTGTTGAACATGGTCACGTTATTGGCCTTGTCTCTGTTCGTGCGGATTTGACTTACCAACAAGGTTTGCGTAAGTTTTGGTCTCGTTCTACTCGTTATGACTTTTATTTTCCTGCGTTTGCTATGCTTGGTGAACAAGCTGTTTTGAATCGGGAGATTTATTGTGATGGGTCTGTTAATGACAGTTCGGTTTTTGGTTATCAAGAGCGTTGGGCTGAGTATCGTTACAATCCGTCCCAGATTACGGGTCTTTTTAAATCGACTTCTTCTGGAACTATCGACCCGTGGCACTATGCCCAGAAATTTACGAGTCTTCCTACTCTTAATTCGACTTTCATTTCGGAAAATCCACCGCTGAGTCGTAACTTGGCTGTTGGTGCTAATGCCAACGGTCAACAATTGTTGCTCGATGCGTTTTTCGATATTAACGCTGCAAGGCCGCTGCCTATGTACAGCGTTCCAGGCATGATTGACCATTTCTGATGGCTGATCCAACTGTTGCTGGTTTTAGTGGCGGGCTCTTTGGTGATCTCGCTGCTGCTGGTCTTTCCTTTTGGGGGCAAGACCGTACTAATTCTGCGAATGCCGCTATAGCTGATAAGCAAATGGCTTTCCAGGAACGGATGTCTAATACTGCTTATCAAAGACAAGTTGAGGATATGAAGGCTGCTGGGCTTAATCCTATGCTTGCTTATATAAAAGGCGGTGGGGCATCTACACCACCAGGTTCGTCGTACGTTTCGCAGTCACCTGTGACGGCGGCCGTCGATGCTTACCAACGTTCTGCTCAGACGAGGTACTCTCGAGCTCAGACGTTGACCGAGGCCCAGAGGCCTAGTAATGTTTCTGCGGATACGTCATTGAAGGGTTCTCAAGTTGCAACTCAGGGTGCAATGCAAAACAAGATGTTTGCAGAGACCGAGCTTATTAGAATTCAACAGGGTGTTGAAAAGGCTCGGTTGCCGCTTGTTGAAGAGCAAGCGGCTCTCGCTAGAGCCCAGGCTTCTGCGGCTCAGGCCCAACAGGAGTTAGCTGGTGTTTCTGCGAATGTTGGTCGTGCTACTATTGATAAGATGCAATCTGAGATTGCTCAAATTAAGGCGGCTACGGTTAATACGAATGCGATGACGGCTAAGGTTCAAGGTGAAACTGCCAATTTGCCTTTTGAAGCTGCCAGGTTGATTGCTGTTGCTGCTGAGTTGACTGCCAGGATACCATTGCTTGCAGCACAGACCGGGTCAGAGGTAGAGCGTAAAGCTCAGATTACCTACTTGTCTAATAAGATCTTGGCTGAGACTGAGCTTATTGGTTATGATTTGTCTGCTATTGAGGATGCTGGTAATTTTTCTAAGAAGTTTGGACAATACAAACCTGCTATTGATGCGCTTCTCGGTGCTGCTAACGCTGCTCAAATGTTCCGTGGACGTACGTCCACTCGTACGACTACGCTACCAGGCGGTGGTCGAATCACTTCTACAACTGAAAGTAATCGATGAAAGTTTTCATTCGTTCTCCTTATAACTATGACATGGACGCTGCTTCTAATGAAAGCGGCCTTCGTTGTTTGGATCCGTCGCTGACCCAGCAGCAATTTAAAGATGAGACTGATATTAATACTATTGTTGACATGTTCATGAAAACCGGTCATGTGCCTACGGCGCATTCGATGCCTCAATACATGGATAGCGATGGCATTTTTGATTTCCAGGGTGCTATGAATTTGGTGCGTCAAGCTGATGAAAATTTCATGCGTCTTGATTCCAAGCTCCGCGCGCGCTTTCACAATAGCGCTCAGGAGTTCTTGGAATTTTTTGCTGATCCTGGTAACACCGAGGAAGCCATTCGCCTCGGCCTGGCCGTCCGTACTGCTAAACAGGACGCTGGCGCGCCAGGAGTGGAGGCGGCTGAAGCCGCCGGTGCAGCGTCCTAGCTGCAGACGGGCACAGTTCTCTACTTGATGTAACTGTGCCCATTGACACCGTTTTTCTTTTCTGTTCTACTGGAGTTTTTATGAAGCCTCTTTCTCGGTCCTCCGTCTCTAAGTCTGGTTCCGCCAGTTCTTTTCGTCGCAACGTGGGTCGTACTCAGCTTGCGAACGTTGTAGCTGCGCCTATGCGCGGCGGTATCCGTCTGTAGGTCTTGTGTGTACAGCCCCCTGGAAGCATGCTTCGTATGGTCCGCTCAAATGCGGTCAATGCGTAGAGTGCAGGCTAGCGTATTCGAGGGAATGGGCGATCAGGATAACTCACGAGCAAAAGATGCATGCGGTGTCTTGTATGCTCAACCTTACATATGATGATGCCCACTTACCAACGCATGGTCAGCTTGTTAAAGCAGATCTGCAGAAGTTTTTTAAGCGTCTTCGTAAAGCCGGATATAAAGTTAGGTATGTTGCTTCGGGAGAATATGGCGATGCGTCAAAACGTCCTCACTTTCATATTGCATTGTTTGGAGTGGATTTTAGTAGCGATCGTCGCGTTTTTGGTCGTGCTTCTGGTGGTGACAGGACTTTCATATCTGATGCGGTTAGTAGGTATTGGACCCT